CATGCCTATGAAATAATATTACAGGAAATCTCTAACCTGCTAAAACCGAAGGAGCAACAAGATGAGCAAGGAAACGTTATCGACATCGGCCAAGGAAATACCAAAAATAAAACTAGGTCTTGAAGAAAAATACGAAGAAGAAAATCAATTACAATCAATAGACGCTAAAGAACCTTTAACTCCAGAAAATATTGGAAGTGATACTGTTGATGAATTACCTAATCCAAGCGGATATAGAATTTTAGTTTTACCTTTTACACCAAAAGAAAAAACTAAAGGTGGAATTTTATTCTCTCAAGAATCATTAGACAAAGCAAGAATAGCTACAACATGTGGTTATGTTTTAAAGATGGGAGATTTAGCATACCAAGATAAAGATAAGTTCGGAGAGCCTTGGTGTAAAAAAGGAGATTGGGTTATTTTTGCCAGATATGCTGGATCAAGATTACCAATTGAAGGTGGTGAAGTGAGAATACTTAACGATGATGAAGTTTTAGGAACTGTTTCAGATCCTGAATCTATACTTCATTTAATTTAACAACATAGGAGATACTATGCCAGAAGACGTAAACTTAAAAGAAGACCTAATTGATGTAGGCGAAGAAAAAGGCGCTGAAATTAATTTAGATGAAAAAGGGGAACCAGAAAAGATTGAGGTTCCTGTAGAAGAAAAAATAGAAGTTGAAGAAGTACCTGAAGAAGATAAACAGGTCAAACTTAAAAAAGAAGATACAAATGAGTTAGAGGACTATGGTGCTAGCGTTAAAAAACGTATTGCTACCTTAACTCGTAAAATGAGAGAAGCTGAAAGACAAAAAGAAGAAGCTGTTCATTTTGCTCAAGCAACTAAAATAGATAAGGATAGATTAGAAACTAAACTTTCTACTTTAGATAAATCTTACGTTAAAGAATTTGAATCAAGAGTTACTACTAATATGGATGCTGCAAGACAAGCATTAAAAGTATCTATTGAAGCAGGAGACGTAGATGGTCAAGTATCAGCACAAGAAAGAATTGCTACACTTGCTCAAGATGCTTCTAGATTAGGTGCCTTAAAAACACTTAATGAAGAGACTGTTAAAGACGTTAAAAAAGATATTCGACCACAATCTCAACAATATCAACAACCAAGAAGACCCCAAACAGATCCTAAAGCAGAGTCTTGGGCTAAAGACAATACTTGGTTTGGTGAGGATTCAGCGATGACTAACACCGCTTTTGATATTCACAGGGTACTTGTTGAAGAAGAAGGGTACGATCCAAAATCTGACGAATACTATGAAGAAGTTGACAAAAGAATAAGAGTTGATTTCGGTCATAAATTTGATAAGATAGGAGATAATTCTACAGAAAGAGCAAGACCTGTTCAAAATGTAGCATCGGCGAAACGTTCGGCCACAACAGGACGCAGAAATACTGTGAAACTCTCGCCTTCACAGGTAGCAATTGCTAAAAGATTAGGCGTGCCATTAGAAGATTATGCAAAACAATTAAAAATCACGGAAGGAGTATAGCATATGGAAAACGAAAAAATAAAAACTTCACGTGCGAGTCAAACAAGAACTAAAGCGGAAGCTAAAAAAACTTGGACTCCACCCTCATCACTAGATGCACCCGACGCGCCTCAAGGATACAGGCACAGATGGATAAGAGCTGAAACTATGGGATACAATGATACGAAAAACATAGCAGCCTCTTTAAGAGAAGGATACGAGCTTGTAAGAGCTGATGAATATCCTGATTTTGATTATCCAGAAATGACTGAAGGCAAATTCGCAGGGATCATCGGAGTAGGAGGCCTATTGCTGGCTAGGATACCGGAAGAAATCGCAAAGCAAATTGAAGCTTACTATGATAGCAAGACTAAAGAAAAAGACGAAGCTATCAACAACGATCTTATGAAGGAAAAGCAAGCAGGAATGAGATTCAGCAGTGAATCAAACTCCCGTGTAACTTTTGGTGGTACAAAGAAAGACTAATTATTTAGTAATTCCTAACCAACAGAAAAATATAAATCAATCCGTGACTGGAGGTCCACAAGGACAGGTCACACAAGAAAAAGGAAAACAAATATGGCTAATACAAATACAGCTGGATTTGGACTAAGACAGACTATGACAGTTGGAAGTACTCCAGCTACAGGTGGTCAATCTGAGTTCTCTGTTCAGTCACTATCTACATTACCAAACGACATGTTAAAAGGTGATCCTGTTGGATATCAAACAACTGCCGGCGCTCATGGTGCTACAATTGGATATATTCAAGATGTCACTTATGCAGGCGGAAACGACGATACAGCAACAGGAGTAGCTTGGACAACAGCGCTAGCTCCAGTAGTTGGTGTATTCAACGGTGGTTTTTGGAATGCTACTACTACTAATAAACCAACTTGGGGAAATTCTATTCCAGGTGGTACTGTTAGTGCAGTAGACTACAATACCGGCGTAGCAGGCATCACGGCGTTTGTTAACACTAACCCAAATCAAGAATATACTGTAAGAACTTCTGCAGCTCTAACTCCCGGTTTAACGGAATTAGGAAATACTGAAGCTTACAATTTGATTAATCAACCAGCATCTGGCCAAGTAAACGGTCAGTCGTCTTGTACATTAAGTTCAGGCGCTGTGGTAAGTAGTGGAATGTTCTTCGTTAATAAATCTGCAAACGTACCGGGTCAAACTGACTCTACGGCAGCAGGTTATGACGTTGTAGCTTCGTTCAACCCATCAGCAATGATATACAATTAATCACGAATAGGAGAAAATAAACATGGCAATATCAAGAGCACAACTAGTTAAAGAACTAGAACCAGGTTTGAATGCACTATTCGGACTTGAGTATAAACAGTATGCTAACGAGCATAGTGAAATTTTTGACACTGAAACATCAGACAGAGCCTTCGAAGAAGAAGTAATGTTATCTGGTTTCGGTAATGCAGCAGTTAAACCTGAAGGCCAAGGCGTTCAGTATGACGATGCACAAGAAACTTTCACAGCACGTTACACAAATGAAACAATCGCTTTAGCGTTTGCAATCACAGAAGAAGCTATCGAAGATAACTTGTATGACAGACTTGCGTCTAGATATACAAAAGCGTTAGCAAGATCTATGGCGAACACTAAGCAAGTTAAGGCAGCAGCAGTATTGAACAATGCGTTCACTGCAGCTTTTGCAGGTGGTGATGGAGTGGAACTTTGTTCTACTGTTCACCCAACATTAGCAGGAACTTTCTCTAACGAGTTAGCTACTCCCGCTGATCTTAACGAAACATCTTTAGAACAAGCGTTAATAGATATCGCAGCGTTCACTGATGAGAGAGGCCTTAAAATTGCGGCTAGAGGAATGAAAATGGTTATTCCTTCTGAACTTCAATTTACTGCTGACAGATTGATGAAATCTGAAGGTAGAACTGGCACAGCAGATAATGACATTAATGCAATCAAAAACATGGGGATGATTCCTCAAGGTTATGTAGTAAATCACTACTTAACGGCTGCAAAAAAATGGTTCATTAAAACTGATGTTCCAAATGGTCTTAAACACTTTGTTAGATCACCTATCAAAACTTCAATGGAAGGTGACTTTGACAACGGTAACGTAAGATATAAAGCTAGAGAAAGATATGTATTTGGATTTTCTGATCCAAGAGGCGTATTCGGATCTAACGCAGTATAAGTAATAAATAATTTAAAAGGCGGCTTTACAGTCGCCTTTTTTATGATAGACTGAATAATAACAAAGGTGTAAAAATGAAAAAAACTTCCATAAATATCTGGGCCTATAGTCACCATGCAAAATTTAATATTGAGCATGACGAAGACACAGCTAAAAGCGTTGAAAAAGCAGTACTTGACAAACTAGGAGAAAACAGTATAGTGTGGGAGAATCTCGGAAGTAATTATAATGATGGGATTAGTCGAATAACTTATGAGGAGGTTATAGATGATACGAGACCTGTACAAACAAAAAAAGTACTTGGAGTTGAAGTGGCAACAGGAGCATATTGACAACAATAGATATACTCTTGATATGGTCAAGATCGACGATTTAATTAAAAGAGTCGTTACTGACATAAAGATTGAAGAATCTAGGCGTGCTACTTTACAAAACAGGGTTGAAAACTCTGCTCCACAAGTTTCCGTAGCTACTTAATAAACAAGCTACATCGTTGGAAAATCGATCCACATTGCAGGCTTTCTTGCACTCTACTCAAAAATACTATATACTTTCATCACTATACATAAATAAACAAATAAATTTTACATAGACGCGTATAGTCGACCGCCTAGAGACTATGTAGAATACACTAGGAGAAATAATCATGGCAAACACAACATTTTCGGGACCTATAAAAGCGGGAACGATTTCAAATACTACAGGTAC